CAGTGCCGACCGCGAGCTTTTGAGTGATGGCGGTGGCGCCCTGGTTGGCAGGGTTCCACACGTAGGCAAAAGCGGTCTCGGTGGTGGCGGCGGGGGTGATGAACTTGGTAAAGCGCTGCACCAACCCAGTGGTGGTGAGCGCAAAGCCAGTGGTCATCTCCGCCTCGCAAGGGTCCTGAATGAGCTCGAATAGCTTCTGCTCATTAGTAGCCGCGAAGGTGCGACCAATCTGGCCGCGCCTCCTAGGCGCCTTGCGGGCGACCTTCACCCCGCGCACCCGTTTAGTATTTTTCTTGACCATTGCAAAGGTTGTTTTCAGGTGTTAACGGTGCTGATCGAGTAGAACTCGTTGTAGTTGTGGTTAGCGAAGTTTTGTATTGTATCGCGGCGGTCGATGCCGCGGAGGTCGGTGTTCAGAAACCGTTCCTCCAAGGCACGCTGCTCCCCAGGTGTTACGCCCCACGCCTCCCAAAGGGCGTAGCGGGCTGCCTCGGAAGGAGCAGCATATGTGCCGCCAGTCATGATTGCGTCCCGCAGCCATGTTGACTGGAAGTTGATGCGCTTGAGGGTGCGCCGGCTGACGCTTGTGGCGCCGGCCAGCATGTGGTAGTATGCCCCGAGGACGGGAATGTTCCCATAAAGGGACAACCCGCCAAGCCCAGTGGCTGCGAGCACCTCGCGGTACGTCAAAGACGCATCCACGACCCAAGCGTGGTCCTGGGTGATGGCCTTCACAGGGTTGCGCACCATGGTGGGGGGCACAGTGCCGACGTATCGGCACTGGCAGAACTCCACCCTAGCTTTGGTGTCGACAGGCTCCTCCGTAGTGAGCCTAAACCCGCGCTTCGCCATCCAGTCCTGGATCCCGCTCAGATATCTGGGAACATCAGCGCGCTCCATGAACGCCACCGAGTCATCTCCATCGACCACCGCCTTTATCCTGATACCCTGCTCGTGGGCGTAAGCCCAGAGCAGGGCAGCTGATATTAGGCAATTGCCGAGAGCTGTGTTCATGTCCCCAGACATGCGCCCCCCCGTGACCTGATACTTCACCTTTCCATCACGCACGTTGGCGTAGCAGGTCGTCTCAAGTTGCCATCCCAGCAACCGCTGCAAGGTAGTGTCACCTCCGTAGCAGCCCAGGTAGAACCCGTGCTCGTACTGGAGGGCCTCGCGCGAGATGTGCTGGTCGAACTTCTTGAAATCCTGCCCAATGGCAACTGTGTCCCCGAAGGAATCAAAGTGCTCATTCACGATGAAAGCCCTGCGCTCGGGTGTGTAGCCCTTCATAATCGTGGGCGACCCGAAAACCCCATCGACCGCCTTGTACAATCCATGCTCAATGGGGCAGATGAACTTCCCCACCTCGAGGTTGTACCTTGGGTGCCTGGCGCTGATCAAGCGCCCGGCCTTGAGCTCGCTCCACTTCTCCGCCTTAAGGAACACACTGGGGTAGGAATCTGCCCTAACCACAGGCTTGGACTCCAGGCTCTGCGCTGCCGCTGCGTACCGCCTCGCTTTCTGACCCCCATACTGTCCCACGAATTGCTCAGTGGTGAAGGGGAGTGAGTGGGACGGCATGTTGCGAACTACGCGTCGCCTGAAGACCTGCAGCGCGCCGGTGAACGCCTCTGGCTGTGGTAGCAGAGTCTGCTGCCATTCGCCGTCAATGACGCTCCCCAAGACGCGCTCGTGCACCGATTGCACCACGTTGCCCACATCATTGTCGTGGACAGTCATG